CCTGTGCTGAATCACCCAAACTTTGGGCGTGTGCTTGTGTGAGTATGTTTTTGATTTTGCCCACATTGATATCAAATGTAAGATTGCGCAGTCCCACTGAACCTGTGAGTGTGCTGGTGTCAATGTCTGCTTTGCTGATGGTTTCTGCACGATTGTTGAAACGCAAATCCACAGATTGAATCTCAGGTGCTGCTTGACCCGCACTGTCCTGTGTGAGTGTGATATCCGCTTCAAAATATCTGCCATACACAGCGGACACTGTGGCGGTGTTGGGGTGAATGGTGGTGGTGGTTGGAGACACAATTGATCCTGCGCTGTCCACAGCAGTGCCTGCTCTGATCACGGTGGTCACAGGAAGACTGGCCTGCACTTCAGTGAGCAAATTAAACCAATCCACAGTGCCTGTGTCCTGCACAATGGTGGTGTAGGTGAGTGTGCTGCTGGGTGTGCCCTGCCAACTGGTGAATGCACTCCATGTGGCATAACTGCTCCAAGTTTCAGTGCCCTTACTGAGATAGGTGTTGTTGTATTTGTCGAAATATCCTGTGCCTGGCATCTTTAACCTCCCAAACTCTGACTGCCACCTGTGGCGGGCACATTGGGATTGGTATCCACAATGTAATTGATATAACCTTCAATGCTGTAATCTGTGATGGTGCTGCCAGCTATGCTGTAGGTGTAACCTGTAAAACCAATTGGAGCAAGACTCAAATCTCCACCAATTCTAAATTCTGTTTCTCCCATGTATCTTATTTTGTATCTATAACTTTTGGCCAATACTATTGGTTCATCAATGTTATTGCCATTAACATAGGTAAATGGCAGTGATTTTTTTACCACCAATGTGTTGCCTTGAAACACATCAATGATCACACGATTGACCAATGTGGATATGGGTTGTCTAAATCTTAGTGATGTGGTTCTTGCTCCATAAAATGGATATCCCTGAGCAGTGCCATCGCCATTTTTAACAAATGTAAATAATCCTTGTGAATATTGACTCAACCAATCACTGGATGGAGAAATTCTTCGCACACAAGGATTCAATGCTGTGTATGCATCCAGTTGAGAGGGGTTGGTTTTAATAACCCAACCCTGAATGTATCTGATAGGTGGTGGTGGTGGCGGTGGTGGCGGTGTGGGTGGTAGGGGTGGCACAACAATAGCAGGAGGTGTGGGTGGTGGCGGATTTTCTGGCAAAAACACCGGCGGTGGTATGTCTATCTGCGGACCCGGCACATAGGGATAATTGGTGGCCACGTGTTCAGTGCAACTTATACTGATCGTGCCATCCACATTCAATTTCATATTGATCACTCTGAATGTTTTGTTGCTGAGATTCAACACACTGTCAGTGATGCGTATGATGTCACCAGGTATCACATCTATCAATTCTTGTGTGGCAATAAATTCAATACCAGATTGATTTCTACTTTTTTTGTAGATGCTTTCGGCCATAAATTTTGCAATGTAAGCACTGCTGATGGTGCCGAATGTGAATTCACCTGTGAGTTCTTCATCTTGATCCACTGTCAAATCTCCACTCACACGATGCACAGCTTGTTGCACAGTGAAATCTATGTTGGGATCCACATAATTCACAATCACTTGATTGTATTTGGTACCTTTGGTTTCACCTGTGAGTGTGATGCCTCCCACAATCTCTGATTTGTCCACATCATAAGCAATGCTCACTGTGGCACTGGTGATATCTGTGGCATTGCCACCATCTTCCACAATCAATTTGTATCTGCCCTGCACATATGGCATCATGCCTCTGCATCCACCCACCAACACTTTCACATTGTCAATTAATTTTTGTTTGGTGTCCATCACAGCACAACAGGTCATGGCCTGTCCAGTGGTGGTTGCAAAATAGGTCACTGTTTGATTGAATTTGGTTGCTGCCGTTTTGAAACTGTCAGCATCAATTTCATCTCTGCTGATGCCACAACCATATCTGGGATTCATCATGTAATCCAGCAAACAATTGGCAGGATTGGTGCCTTCCACACCAGTATAGGTCTTGGTGAGACTGCCATAAACTGCACTCAATTGAGCACCTGTGGTGTGAGTGGTCACATCAAAAACTTTTCGGCCACACACATCAAATTGCACAGTGGGCACACCACCTTGATAAGGGTTGGCATCTGCTTCTGCTTGTGTGGTAATGGTGCGCCATTCAAATCTCATGGCCACATAGGCCACACCCGGCAATGTTCTAGATTTTGTAGGCCAGCTGGGTGTTTGATTCAGTAATGTGCTCTGTGATTGATTTTCTGTGCCTGTGAATACCTGCAATTGACAACGCCCTGCGTATTTGCCTTCAGTCACATCTATGATTGTGCCCACTGCATAAGTGCCTGCTGCAGGTTGTGGCAATGCTTCATCATCTATTAATATTTTTTTTATGCCAGCAATTTCGCCTTCACACACCACATAGCACACGTACAAATAGCTGTTGCTGGTGCCGTTGGTCTCCACAAATATGATGGTGCCACCCACGCGTCTAAAACCATAGATCACAGGTATCTGTTCATTGGTGCCGAATTTATTCACCAGCACACCTTGTTCTCGTGCAGCATCACCCACATCAGGTGCGCCCATGGGTTTGATGTTGAATCCAAAGAAATCTCCCACAAATCCCACCACCTTTTTGAACACCTTGGCGATGGGTTTAACTATGGCATCTACCACTCCGCCCATTATGACAATCCTTTCATATGAATATATCCCACACAATCAGCACCTTTGCTGCGATAGAACGACTGTGCTCTGTCCAAAAATCTCACAGTGGGTTTGAATTCTGCTGTGTGTGCCACACACATGGCCTGCATCATTTTGGCACCAGCTGCATAGAAGAAATCTTCACAGGCCTCCCACATCTGATCAGATAAACTTTTTTGACGTGCTTCTGGATGCACAAAAAACATCACCACATTGCCTATCACTGTGTCATTGTATAATTTTTTGCTGACCTGCGCCACAGCATAGGCCACAATTTGTTGATCTTGTTCGCACACAAATATTCTAAAATTTGGATCAATCATGGCCTGTCTCAATCTATCAAAACAAACTTTTTCATCCAGTGGATCATGTGAGGCCAATTCAGCACTCTTGCCGTGCTCGTGTATGATGGGCATCAATCTATTGATTTCTTTGGGTTGTAATACTCTTATGTGATGTATCATTATACTTTGCCCCATCTGATATCTTTGAGAGTCACAGCACTGAATTCCATACTTTGGTCTGTGGGGTGCTCCACTTGAAAGTTGCCCTGATTGGTTCGGCGACCTGATCGCTTGTCAAAATTGATGAACTGACTGCTGATCTGAATGGTTATTTCTGCTGTGTTGATATCATTTCTCACACTGTATCCGCTGATTCTGCCTCTGAATATGGTTATGGCATTTTCACCTGCTGAATCACCTATCAATTGATTGGTGCTGAAATTGATGAATCCTCTGCGAATGGTCACCAACTGATTAATCTGAGCACTGGTGGCAAATGACGTCACATCATTAACATTCAGAGCACTCAGTGTGATGGTGGCACTCACAATCTGCACATCAGCATTCTCTTCTGTTTCGCTGACATTTAGAAAAGCTCCTTGAGCAGTGTAAGTGTTAGAGTTGAAAGTGATATTGTAAGGAGCGTCTGTGTATCTAGTGGTGCTGCCATTGGCCATGCCTATGTCTATCAACAGCACACTGATAATGCTGTTGCCAGCAAGATAAACATTTTGATCTGTGGTAAGATTCCTCACCATTAGATAGTCTCCTGTACATCCACCCTGTATGCTACCAATCCATCATTGGTGTATTGAAACTCTTGCAAATCACTGGTGGCAAACATTTTAAAATACACGTTTTTGTAAGTGATTGCAGCACCTGGAGAAGTCTGTGTGATAATGGGGGGTTCCACAGTGAAAGTGCTGGTGCCTGGCGAAGCAGTCACATCTGCCACCACCATATAAACTTTGTCATGTCCAGCAAGTTGAATCACATTGCCAGCTTTTATCACAGAAGCTGGACCACTGATGTTGTTCACAACCACCGAAGTGGCACCCACTGCGGCCAATGTGTTCACTTGCAATGTGCTGGGTCCATCAGTGCCAATAAAATTGCTCACACCTGGTATCTGCACATAAAAATCATTGAGAGGTCCGCGTGCTTTGGCAAAGAATGCTTGTATGGGTCTGTATTCTGCCTGAGTGCCTGGCACGAATTGCAGAGTGCCTGCCCACAGTGTGGTGGCCGTGCTCACACGCACCGATCTGCCACTCTGAGTCTGTGTGATCTTGGTGATGTTTCTCTGTTGGAAATTAACTGCTGTGAATCCTATGTCTGTGGCCAGTGTGGCCGATGCTCCGTTGAGATAACCTATGTTGGCCATTATTGTGTCACTCCTACTCTGCCGCGTTTGTTGGTTGCTTCGTTGATGATGCCCACTATGGTGCT